TGGTTGGCCAGCGGGTCGGGCGTGCCCGGACGCGAGTAGATCGTCTGGAACACGTTGCCCTTGCCGTTCTTGCCGCCGTCGCTGGAGACCTTGGCCGCGTAGAACCAGCCGCCGAGCTCCAGGTCCGACGCCCCGACCTCGCGGAACGACTGGGCAGCCTTCTTGACCATGTCGCCCTTGACGAAGATCGTGCGCTTGCCATCGTCGTTGGCGTCGGTGCGCTCGCGGGTCTGGACGGTCAGCACGATCTGCATCATCGGCTGACCACCCTGGAAGAACTTCAGCTGCTTGGTTGTGAAGTCGGTTTGCTGCGACTTCTGCTTGCCGACGATCAGGCCGCCGCGGGGGGCACCGTTGACGTAGCCCTTGCGGTTGTCCCACGAGATCGACGGCGAGCCGCCGAACATGTCCGAGGTGTCCTCGTCCTGGAGGCTCTCGGCCGCGGGCTGCTGGAACTGCTGCGGCGGGGCCTGGAATTGGGGCTGAGCGGGCGTCTGCGGCTGACCCCACTGCTGGGGTTCCTGCTGCGCCGGGGGCGCTGGCCACTGCTGCTGAGGCGCCGCGGGGGCCGGCTGCTGGAACTGGGGCTGAGTGGGCGCCTGGGGCGCGAACTGCTGGGGGTACGTCACGGTCGTTCCGATCTGCCGAGTGCCGATGCTGGATGCTGTTTGCTGCGGTGGGTGGTCGCTGCCTGCCAACCGCCTTCCGGCGATTCCAGCCCGGCAGCGACCACCACTGCTCACACTACACGGGTGCGGTCGCTACGCCACCGCCGAGTTCCGCCGTCTTGGCCTTGGCCGCCAGGTCCAGCTCGCCACCCTCGGGCCACGCGCTCTTGTCGGCTCCGTTGTTGGTGGCCACCCGCCACGCCTGGGCCAGCGACTCCACCGACGTGGCGCCCGCGATGATCTGCGCCGGGGTCAGCGGCACGGGGCCGGCCGCCTGCTGGTTGATCTGCTCGGCCCGCACCCGCGCGGCTTCCTGGTGCTCGTCGGTCCAGCGGTCGCCGATGCTGCGCTGGTACTCGACGAGGCCCTGAATCGTCGGCATCGTACGGATGTACTTCAGGTGGTTCGTCAGCTCGACGTCGGCTTCGGTCTCGGCCGCGGGGTCCACCTTCCGCGGCTTCCCGAGGTCGGGCAGCGTGAGGCCGTACTGGTTCTTCAGCGCGATGACCCCGCGCGCGATCTTGATCTGGTGCTGGGACAGCTTGATCCCGCCGGGGCTGGTCTCGGTGATCGTCGCCCCGCCGGACGCTTCGGACGCCTGGGCCATGATGTCGCGGGCGATGGCCTGGAGCTTGGCCTTGCCCTTGCACGCCCGAACGAGTTCCTCGGCTTCGGTCTCGGGATCGACGGCGGGCTCAGCGCCGGCAGCCGATGCAGTCGGGGGCGAGGGCACTGGAACAGCCGCCGCAAGTGCGGGGCTCCCCGTGCCGGGACCCGCGACAGTCTGAGCCGCCGCGGCACTCGCTGCCGGAGCAGCCGGCGCACTCGGCACCGACGGCACCGCCGGAGCAGACCCCGGCGCGACAACCTGCGCAACGGGGGTTGCCACGAAAGTGGGCGCGGCGTCCTCGTCCTGGTCGGTGTCCCAGAAGTCCGCGTCGGGCGCCATGTTCACAACCGGGCTGGCGGCGTTCGCGAATCCCTGGATCGCCAGTGCCGCGACCTGAGCGTGGTTGACCGGCGCGGGCGGGGTCGGCACGAACGGCGCGTTGCCGGCCAACGCGGGGTTGTCGTGCGTAGGCGCCGCGGTCACCGAGTCGTCCACGTACGGGGTGAGCACGTGCTTCGTCTTGCGGATGTCCTGGACTTCGGCGCACGTCGCCGCCCAGGCCCAGCCCCAGCGGATGTTGATCCGGTGCAGGGTGGTCCGGCCCGAGCCCGGCACCACGTGCGCGATGATCGCGTAGTCCTTCGCGACCTCGGGCATCGGCTCGTAAGTGTGGTTGTCATAGTTCCGGAGCGCGGTCGCGTTGGCGTACAACGCCATCTGCACCGCGAACTCGATCTCCGCGTAGTCCAGGTTCCCGGTTTTCTTGTCCAGGATCCGGTACTGGCCGTCGGGGCAGCGCACGATGTTGTCGAACGTGCCGGCCACCTTGAACGCGGGGATGATGCACGTGCGCTCGATGAACTCGGGCACGACCTGGATCCGGCGCTTGGCCAGCTCACGGAAGTAGCCGTCGACGTCGCCGCGGAGCGCGTCCGGCACGTGCTCCCAGGAACCGGACCGCTCAACCGACGCGATGGCCTCGTGGATCGCGGTGCCCATGTTCGCCTTGGCCTGGGTTCCCGCCGCCTCGTGGGCCGAGTCGACGATGGCGCCGAGCGCTTTCTTGTCCTCCGGACCCACGATGGTCGACGCCAGCGTGAGCAGGTCGGGGCGACGGGACAGACCCCACACGACCTGGCGCTGCTCCCAGATTCGCAGGCCGTAGGACTCGGCCAGCGTGGCGGCGAAGGTGGTAGCGCGGGTCCAGCCCGTGTCCTGGCCCGTCTCGTCGGGCAGCAGGTACCGGCCGTAGCGGTCGCGCGGGACGTCCTTGCCGGCCTGGGTGTCGAAGAATCCGGACGTGTCGGTCACGACTGCTCCTTTGTGGACTGCTGTTGACGCTTCGCCAGTTTGGCGGCGTAGTGATCGGCCATGTGTTGCGTCGCCTTGGGCCACGGTACGTGGTCGTGGCAGTTGTGGCACCAGAACCGGCGACGCTTTCCCTTTTTAGACAGTGTCCTCACCGACCTTTCGCAGGATGATGCTGGCGCGTCGCCAGTTGATCCGGTCGGCGAGGTCGCCGGACCGGTCGTCGGGGTGGATGGGGCAGCCGATCGACCGGGCGAGCCGAACCTGAGCGTCGCTGATCTTGCGCTTGCGCCAGGCGGACTCCGCCCCGGCGATGTCCGCGTCGTCGTCGACCGCCACGATGGACGCGAAGTTCAACGCGTCCTCAGGGGAGAGCCCCTGTCGAAGCCACCCGCCGCCGGAGAGCTGATCGAGCGAGCAGCGCCCGACCGACCAGCCGTTCTCCAACTCGCAAATGAAGTAGAGCTTGCGCTTGGTGGCCACGAACGGGACACCGAGATCGGTGGTCTGCCAGCGCGCCGGGGTACCGGCGAACAGGTCGATCCGCTCGATGCCCTTGCCCTTGATCCGGAACATCAGCTCCGAGTCGCCGCCGGGCACAAGCTCGTCGGTCTCCTCATCCTCCAGCTCGTCGTAATCCGGATCGTCCGGTTCGGACTGACGAAGGATCGCGTCCAGGTTCAGGCTCATCCCTTGCGACGCGCCGACGAAGTCGAGCACCAGCGCGTCGGTCTTGCCGGGCCACGGGCGCAGCACTCGACCAACCTGCTGGATGTAGAGCCCCTTGTGCTTGGTGGGCCGCACCATCATCGCGACCGAGCACCAGGGCGCGTCCCACCCTTCGGCCAGCGCGGTGCACGTGGTCAACACCTGGATCGACCGGTGCTTGTACGCCTTGAAGATGGCCTTCCGGTCCTTCGCCGACGTGCGTGCGTAGATACCGGCCGACGGAATCCCCGCGCGCTGGAGCCCCTCGCGGAAGAACTCCGACGCCGCGCGGGTCGGGGCGAACAGCACGGCCGAGCGGGACTCCGCGTGATCGAAGTACCCGCGCACCACGTTGTCCCGCATCTCATCCACCGACACCGCGGCACCCAGGTCGGACTCGACGTAGTCGCCGCCGCGGGTGCGCACGTCGTCGAGCAGGTGCTCGGGTGCGCCGATCGAGATACCGCGCGGCGGCACCAGGTACCCCTCGCGGATGGCCCACCGGATCGACCGGTGGAACACGATCTTCTGCCACCGGTCGCCCAGCTCTTTCTTGTCCGAGCGCATCCACGTCGCGGTGAACCCGGCGAACCGGGCGTTCGGGTGCGCGGCGAAGATCCGATCGTAGGTCTCGGACATCGACACGTGCGCCTCGTCGACGATGACCAGACCAGGCGGGCGCATCCGCGCGAGACGAGTGGGGGAGCGAAGCGTGTGCACCGACACCACGGCGATGTCCGCGTTCACGACGTCGCGGGGCCCCTGCACCACACCGACCGTGGTGCCCGGCCGAGCGTGCTCGCGCATCTTGCCTTCGGTCTGGATGACGAGCTGATCGCGGTGCAACAGGATCCACACGTGGATGCCCGCCGCGGCGTAGACCGCTGCCAGCTCGGCCATCACGTGCGTCTTGCCCGTGCCCGTCGGCAGCCCGATGCCCAGGCGCAGCAAGCCGTCGGCGAAACCCTTGTCCAGTCGCTCCAGGGACTCCACCTGGTAGGGGCGCAGGCTCATACCCAGAACTCCCTTGCGTTCAACCACTGCACCGAGGTGCAGCAGTCGCAGCGCGGCGTGTCGGCGCCGGCTTGCGATCCGCACCCGAAACCGAAG